CTACTGAAGGGACAGCTCACACGAACGCTAAGCACCGAGACATCAGCGGATAGACGCGTATTCGAAATCGACGGCGTTGAAGTTATTCCTGTTCCGCAGACACGGTTCTACAAGGGCATCACCCTGGTTGACGGTTCATCCGCTGCAACCGGCGGCTACTCCAAGACTGAGAACACTGGTAAAAACATCAACTTCCTGTTGCTCCATCCGTCGGCGGTTCTGCAGGTTACGAAACTGGACAGCCTGAAGGTGTTCTCGCCGGAAGTCAATCAGGCAGCCGACGCCTGGCTGATCCAGTACCGAATTTATCATGACGCGTTTGTTTATGCCAACAAGAAGGAAGGCATTTACAGTCATATCGCTACAAGCTAAGTTAATGAATGATAATAAGGCGGGGCGAATAATCCCGCCTTTCGAAAGGATGAATTATGGCAGCATTAAAACCAATTCAAATTGCCGGCTGGCTGAAGGACGTAAACGATAATTTTGATTCATTAGCGTCACTTCCTGGGTTGCATATTACAAAATTTACGTTTGACACTGCTGAGAACGATGCAGCAAGCACACCAGCGAGCAACAAAACCGTTGCTGCGCATCCGCTGGCAGTAACAATTCCCGATAATGCAATCGTCATTCAGGGGTTCGTGGATGTTATTGCGGCCGTCACTTCCGATGGCGCCGCGACCGTCGCAATCCACCTGGCGAACGCAAACGATCTTCTGGCTGCAACGGGGAAAGCAAATTTGACGCTGGCAGCACAATTGCCCATGGCGGCTGTAATTGCCGCACCGATCAAACTGACAGCAGAAAAAGCGGTTACTGTGACCGTTGGAACTGCTGCGCTGACCGCTGGCAAGATCGACGGTTATATCATCTGGATAGAAGGGGCGTAAAACATGGCTGGATTAATCAACGGTTCTGACTGGATGCAAAAAATACCAGTCGCAGGAACCTACACTTCGACAACTGCAGACGCAAGCGCGAATAAATCAGTGATAAATACTGGGAAAGCGGACGCGACCGGATTCATGGTACAGGTAATCCGTGCGAATATCGAGGCCACCGCCAAAGCAAAAATCAGCATGGCAGCCGGTGTAATATCGGTAGAAGACAACAGTTCTGATTTTGTGGTGACTAACGGCGATGTTATCCACTGGATCGTATACTAAAAAGGGCTGATCAATGGCGAGTTATGCGGATTATACATATTACACGGGCACGTTTCACGGCAGCACAATTGCTTCAACGGAATTTGCAAATCTGGCAATTCGCGCATCTGCCGCCATTGATCAGGCAACATTTGGACGGGCGGCAAGTGTGATTACTGCTGATGATCCAGCCGAAACGGTTACAGCAATCCAGATGGCGACCTGTGCCGTTGCGGATGATCTGAAAGGATTTGAGACAGCGCAAGACGGCATTACCAGTGAACGTGTTGGGAGTCATTCGGTGACCTACAACGAAAAGTCAAAGAAGACGAAATCGTATGACGAGATAACACAGGAAACGATCGAGCTGTATTTGGGGAACACTGGGCTATTATGCAGGTGGGCGTAATATGCGGACGAACTGCAATATAACGCTATACAACAAAGTGTCCGGTGAAACATATCAGAGGACTGAATTGCATGGTGTGTTCTGGGAGAACCGCAAGGGTGTTAATGTCATTAAATCTGGCCTTACTGCTGCAGATCAGGCATCCATTTATATCCCGTTTTACGTGGATGATGGATATAAGAAACCGAAAAGCTGGCAAGCACTGGCGACCAAAACAGGAAAATGGACGTTACAGACTGGCGATTATATCGTAAAGGGCATTGTGACTGACACAATCAGCTCAACGTTTACGATATCGAATCTGAAAGCGACGTATGATGACGTTTTGCAAATTACCAGTGTTGATACGCAGGATTATGGATCACCGGACTTGCAACACTGGCAGATCGGAGCGAAATAATGACGAAACCTGTTATTGAAACACCGCGCGGGAAGATCACCACCATCAAGACAGCGAACGGGAAATTAACGGCAAAATTGACGTGGAATACCGGATTCCGTCCGAAGTGGCAAGGGCGTTATTCCGCTGCACAGAAATATGTAGACACGCAAGTATTACGTTTATGTGACCCATACATTCCGAAAGATACAGGTGCATTGATAGCTTCTGGTGTTTTAGGGACGTATATCGGATCAGGCACTGTGAAATGGGTTGCTCCATATGCGCACAGGCAATATTATCTGGACAATCGGAAGACGACAAAAAGTATTAATCCGTGGGGCGGTTCACGTTGGTTCGACAGAGCCATGGTAGTGCATAAACAGAGCATCATTCGCGGTGCTGGCAGAATAGCAGGTGGCAAAGTCACATGGAGCCCGAGTGTAAAATGAGCGACACGATCATCGAAGCACTGAGAACCTACATCAATAATTGTTCTTATCTGGACGCGGATAGCGGGGAGGTGAGCATCAACTATATGTCATCCGATCCAATCCAATATGGGATATTCCCATTGCCGGGTGAAAAATTGATCGAGAAGTATATCGTATCCGGTGGAATTTTTGAATATCCGTTTGCATTGCGGGTCAATGCAAGCAATACGGATGATTACGCGCTATTGGAGACACAAGGATTCTTTGAAGAATTCTCAGCATGGCTGGAAGAAAATAACGAATCTGGGACATTCCCGGCACTTCCGACCGGAAAAACAGCAATAAAAGTCGAGGCACAATCGAACGGTTATTTGATTGAGCAAGGCGAATCAGGGACTTCGATTTACGAGGTTCCGTGTACATTGATTTACGAAAAGTTGAATTACGAGAAGGAGTAAAGCATGGCATCAACACCAGTAACACTAAAACGAAGTGATTTGAAACACTTTTTGGACATATCAGACACGTCAACGCCGACATGGTCACTGATCAATCTGGGCGTAACCGCTGCACAAATCAACTATAACCCGACTGTCTTAGAAGAAGGTTATATTGCGGATACCGCAAAAACAAAAGAGGTCGAAAGCGTATCACCAGAAATGTCTCTGGAATTTACCATTAAAAAAGGTGATGCCGTATCAGATTATATTTTCTCAAAGATTTGGAATCAAAAAGTGTTGGGAGATTCCTATTCTACGCTTTTGACCGTCAGAACAGCGGAAACAGCCGTTGATGGTGCATACCCTGCAATGACGCAGCCTGTCAGTATCAGCCCGCAGAACATCGGCAATGAAGCAGTTACAGCAGCGAAAATGAGCGTTACACTGCTGTTTCGTGGTGATCCGACATACGGGACTTTCAACCCGACCACTTCAACATTCACCGCAGCGACCTAATTTTAGGAGGTAATTTGCAGTCACTAAGTCTCGGGAAAGATACAGTCACATTCTGCATAAGCGATGATCCGAATAGGATCATCTCTTTCAATCCGCATGATGTACGCCTTTGCGAGCGTGTAACCATGTTTTGGCAAGATGCCAATACGAAGCAAAAAGAATTCGAAAAGCGGGCGAAAGAAGAGGCGAATCTTGAAGAAAAAGACGAGAATGGTATTCCGATCAATTTGGCGAAATCAGCCACGCTGATGCGCGAAACAGCCGATTGGGTATGTGATCAACTGGATATTGTTTTCGGCAAAGGAACAGCTAAAAAAGTGTTCGGGGATACGTTTACGTTCGAAGATTTTGCATTGTTTATGCAATACGTCTTTTCGTTCTTTACGCAGGAATCACAGGAACGAGTAACAAAACGATTGAATAAAAAATCAGGGAAGGTCATGACGTGAATATCCTGATCGATGAGCTTCCAGATCAAGTAATGATCGACGGAAAACTTTACGATTTGGACACTGATTTTAGGACTGCAATTCGGATCATTCAGGACTTTGAGGATGACGATTTGACAACGTACGAAAAGAATTACCTGATGATTCGGCGACTATTTCCAGTTGTTCCAGACAATACGGAAGAGTCTCTGAGGCAAGCCCTAAAATTCCTGGATGGCGGTGAACCTATTTCCGAAGAAGTAGAAAGCACTCCGCCGATGCGGTTATATTCATTCTCAAAAGATGCGAACCTGATTTATGCGGCGTTCCGGCAGACGCACGGAATCGACCTGCAAACGGCAAAACTGCACTGGTGGCAATTTCTTGCGTTGTTCATGGACTTGGGCGCGGATACCACCTTTTCGAATCTGGTCAGTTTGCGAAAACGTGTCAAAGAAGGGAAAGCAACTGCAGACGAACGAATGATTGCTGCTGAAATGGGCGATGCGTTCATCGTTCCTGAACCTGATACACGAACATGGGAACAGATCAAAGAGGATGAGCGAAAACAAGCGTTGACGGATGAATTTATGCGCTTGCTGGAGGGTTCGAAATGAGTTATGACGGAAGTATCCAAATTGATACCAGTCTGAACACCACCGGATTTAATAACGGGTTGAAGTCTATGGTCGGAAGTTTAGGAAAACTTACTGCCGCGTTAGGGGTTACGATCGGCATTGCAGCCGGTTTTCAATTCCTGAAGGCTGGAGAAAAAGCTGCACGATCCCTATCAACTGCGCTATCCGGTTTAGGATTTGTCACAAAGGCGAACGGACGCGATTTTCAGCAGGCTAAAAGTTTTATCGACAACTATATTTCAGATGGACTGGTTCCCGCTACAGACGCAATCGAAGCATACAAGAACATGGTATCGCGTGGATACGATACATCACAGATCGAATCCATGATGAATATCATGAAGGATTCCGCTGTGTATAATCGGCAATCAGCGTTTTCCATTGGCGAAGCAATCGTCAAATCAACGCAAGGCTTGCGAATGGAAAACAGTATGCTGACTGATTCGGTCGGTATCCAAAAGAACGTTGCAAAAATGTGGGATGAATACGCGGCAAGTATCGGGACGACTGCCAACAGGCTGACGCTGGCACAGAAACGACAAGCCGAATTCAACGGATTTATGGCTGAAGGTGGCGTGTTCGCAGGAGCCGCAGCCGAATATCTGAATACATACGCCGGTAAATTATCGCAGTTATCCGCAGGATTTACAAATTTGAAAGTCGCTGTTGGAAATTCTGTCATTCCAATCATCAACGCGATACTTCCGGCTATCAACGCGGCTGTTACCGCGCTAACACGGTTTTTTAATCGTATTGCTGTGATTATGCAGGTATTGTTTGGATATGATCCATCTGCAACGGTTGCTGCGTATGAACAAAGCATGGGCGGTGTTGCGTCCACAACTCAGAGAGCAGCGGATGCACAGGATGAATTGGCGAAAAATACTGAAAAAGCACAAAAAGCGGCAAAAGGCGCGCTGGCATCATTCGATCAATTGAACGTGTTACAGCAAAAGGATGAAGGTGCTGGCTCAGGCGATAGTGGAATTATAACTCCGGTGATTTCCGACACACCAATTAAATTACCGGCAATCGATACATCAGCAGCGGACGCGTCGCTTGATCAATTTAAAACTAAAATCGAAGGAATCAAAGAAAGCCTTGCTTTGATGTTTGAGCCTTTGGCTGAGCCTTTGGCGAAATTACGCGATGCTTTTAGCAATCTTGGCGGGGCAATCGGTCGCGCATTGAAACCATTATTCGAAAGTGAAGGTTGGAAAACATTTGCAGAATCAATTCGTGATGGTGTTATTGTCGTGATTGAATTGTTAGCAATGGCTCTGAATAAAATTGCAGAATGGATTGATAAATATCCAGAAGAGTTCCGCGCTTTTGCGTCCGTGTTGGGCATTGTCGCGGTTGCGTTCTTGCTGATTACAAATCCTGTGGCATTAGTAATCGCAATCATTGTTGCGCTTTTGGCGGCAATTGGTTTACTGGCTCAGAACTGGGATAAAGTGCAAAAAGTTGCGGTTGATACATGGGAGAATATCAAAGGAGCATGGAACAAATCTGCAGAGTGGATACAAACTAATGTAACCGATCCAATAATCAATTTGTTCAAGCAAGCATGGGAGAATATAAAACAATTTGCTGTGAACGCGTGGATAGGTATAAAGGGCGCGTGGAGTAGTTCAGCGAACTGGATTAGAACAACTGTTACAGACCCGATCAAAAACGCTTTCGGGGATGCTGGAGACTGGATCAAAGATAAATGGGACAGTATTCTGACAGGAGTTAAGGACTTCGGGAGGAACGCAATCAATGCGATTATTGGATTCGTAAACGGAATGATCTATGCCGTTGCGGGAGGGCTGAATTTCGTTATTGACAAAATAAATAGCATCAATATAAAAATACCCGATTGGGTTCCTCTTCTTGGCGGGGAAGAATGGGGGCTCAACATTCCTCAAGTCGTTCCTTATCAAATCCCATTGCTGGCCACCGGAGCGGTAATCCCGCCGAATGCTGCATTCGCTGCGGTTCTGGGAGACCAGAAGAGCGGGAGAAACATTGAAGCGCCTGAAAGTCTTATACGGCAGATTGTACGTGAAGAAACAGAAGGAATCAGCGGCGGGCAGAACATCACGGTTCAGTTTGGCGGGACGATGGGAGAATTGATCAGGGTTCTGCGTCCAGAGATTCAAAAAGAGGATAAACGCGTTGGAAAAAGTTTAATTTCAAGGGCGACAACATGATATCTGTAGACGGAATTACCTACAATTTGGCAGTAACAGGACTGAAACGCACCGCATCATTCCTGGATAAGACAGCGGAACGGACAGAAGACGGCATCCTTCATCGGCAATTGATCGGCGTATATTACAATTATACGCTTGAAATTGGATATTTGGGCGATATGGATGTTTATAACGCATTTTGGGATAAGATCACGGAGCCGGTAGAATTTCACACCGTTGTAGTTCCGACCGGCAGCGGAGATTATACTTTTATCGCATATGTTGGCGCAGAAGTAAGCGATTCGCTCAGACGGCAAAAAGACAACGTCAATTATTTTGGCGGTATGACTGTTAATTTCATCGGGCAAGCACCGGCAAGGACGCCATAACGCATGGAATCGATTCTGCGGTTATATCTGGTTCCCGATCCTGTCGACCAACACGCAACGTATAGCGTTACCAATGCTGATGCTATTTCCAGCGTGGATGACCTGCAAGATGGCCGCGCGCTGAAAGTCGCATACGCCACGTGGGAAGACGATCTTTGGCTGTTAGACGGTAATTATCATTTTATACCGGCTACTAATGCCCATGTCGGATACTGGAGCACCGGCCTTACCGATTCGCTTGGCAAATCTTCCACCGCACTGGGAACGATCCGGCTTGATCTTGACGATGATTATGATCTGGATGAAATTATCATCCACGGGTCGGAACCAACCTACGATTATTGCACGCGCGTAATTGTCAAGTATTACAACGGGTCAACGCTGCTGAAAACAAAAACGATATACCCGAATGAAGTTCACTTCAAATTCAGTGAGGAAGTTTCCGGGGTCAATGCAATCGTATTCTCTTTTTACGATACGAACAAACCATATCGAAGAATCCGCGTTACCGATATCACGTTTGCAGATACCGTGGAATTTCGCGCAAGCCAGATCAAGAACGCATCTGTGTTCATGGAACAGTCGCCTTTGAGCGATGAGCTGCCATTCGGAACGATGCAATGCGAATTGGTGACGACAGAACCGATGTTTGATTTGATCGATCCTGATAGTCTATATAATCAACTCAAGACTCGCATGATGATGGATTTGCTATATGACAACGGGAAAACCGTGGAATTTATCGGGCGTTATTATCTGACTGAACGATCCAACGAGTCCGATAATCACATCAAAATCGAAGGCATGGATCTAATCGGGCTGCTGGAAGAAGTATCCTACAACGGCGATTTTTGGCGAACAGATGAGGATTTCGCGACAATTGTCAATCGCGTTCTTAGTTTTTCTTCTGATGTTGGAACGGTTACAGTTGATGCAGACGTTGCAAGTATAAAACTTCGCGGAAATATAGAGCCTGGAAATGTACGAACCGCGTTGCAGCAGGCATTATTTGCGGCCGGTTGTTCGGTTGAAATTGTCGATGGTAATAACGTGCATATCATGCACCAACAATTTTTGGATATAAATAGTACGCCAGACGGGACGATTACCAAATCGCAAAAGGCCTTGGAGGGGCAGCTGATCAAAGACACGACTCCGGCCACACGACTGGAAGTGACAAGTCATTCCTACGTTCCGGCCGCTTCGGCTACGGAGATTTTCAAGGAGACTTTGCAAGGCGGGACGTACACGCTGTATTTTGACACTCCGGCGTACTTTTCGCAAGCGAACGTAACCAACGCGACGTTAATTTCATCCGGTCCGAATTATGCAATTATCGAGGTGACTGGGACGAAAGAGGTCGTGATTACCGGAACAGAGTTCAGCCACAATCAGGTAGTTTCTGCGCGCGAGATTGACTTGACCGGACTAAAACCGAACACAATCAAAGTACCCGGTGCAACGATGATATCCCCGGACACCGTACAAACCGTTTTGACGCGGATGGAGTTTTATTATCTGCTGCGCTATGAACAGAATTTCCGAGCGTTCAATCCGACTTTTTACAAGCCTGGATATATTTATCACGTAGACACGATCAAAGATCGGAAAATTGCCATGATTATGAAGCAGACGCAAATTGACCTATCAGGCGGTTTTGTCTGCGATATGTCTGGCGTGGGCGTGATCGTTGGGAATGTCCTGATCCTGAAAAAGGATATCACCATTGGAGACAAAGGGAACGTTGTTCCAGCGCAATTTGAATATCCCCGCGAAGGCCCGCAAAGTTTCGTTTCAACGCTGTTTGCTGATTATCAGGGGGATTATGGCATCGGCGTAACAATCAACGGAGTACGCACGCTGTACATGGACGATAGCGCATCATTCGTATTG